ATCACCGCATTGAACATATAATCAATCGAGAATGACACCAATTCATTGTTGTGATACATTTCCCTAACCTCAGGGTTAAACTCGTTTGTTGTTATCTCTATTGTCATTATTTATTACGTATTTGTGGTTCAGCAATCATGGATTCCTCATCATCAGGTACGATTCTCCATCTATACATCATATTTGGACTAACCATTCTCTTTTTAATTTCAACGTGAGGGTCCTCATTATCATTGATTTCAATAATATATTCAGGACATTGCTCCAAAGGATAATTTTGAAAACCTATTCTCATAATTAATTACTTAATGGTGCTTTTATGGTTGGGTGACATTGGTAATCTTTAATCTCATAATCAAACTCACCGTTTAATATATCAACATTGGATAACTCAATCGTTGGTAAATCGTAAGACTGTCTTCCGCATTGTTCGTTCGCTTGTTCAATGTGATTCTTATATAAGTGAGTATCACCTAAGTTCCCAACCAACTCACCTGGTTGATAACCTGTCTCCTCACATAACAACAATAGTAATGTTCCGTATGATGCAATATTAAATGGTAATCCTAAGAAGGTATCAACTGAACGTTGATTCCACATTAGGGATAGTTTACCTTCAGACACATAACATTGAAACCCATAATGACATGGAGGAAGTACAACCTTATCTAACTCACCAACATTCCAAGCAGATACCATCAAACGTCTTGAGTCTGGGTTTGTTTTAAGGTCGTTGATTAGATTTTTGATTTGGTCAATATACTTAGTACCATTCACATATGTATCTTCACCCGATAATGGGTCTTTGAGAGTAGTTTTAATAATCGATTCAGTTTTCCATTCTCTCCATTGTTTTCCATAGATAGGACCTAACTCACCCCACATCTCAGCAAATCTATCCTGAGTCTTAATCTTCTGAATGAATGACTTAGGACCCATACCCAATGTTCCCTTATCTTCTTTGTATCTTTTATACGCATCTCCATTCCAAATGTTACATCCGTTGTCTACCAAATACTTAATGTTGGTATCTCCTTTTAAGAACCACTTCAATTCGGTCATCATAGTTTTGACTGCCATCTTCTTTGTGGTTAATAAAGGAAACCCTTTACTCATGTCGTGACGTATCTGACGACCAAACACTGAAATAGTACCAGTACCTGTACGGTCATCTTTCTCAACACCATTGGTCATGATGTCTTTTAATAATTCTAAGTAGTCTTTGTCTAATTTATTCATCAGTGGAAATATCTTACTACAGTGTTATGAATTGGGAATCTATAGATTGGTGCGTTCTTACCATTCTCCTGTCTTTGAAGGACTTCGTAAAAACCTTCACCCTCTCTGATTGTTGTAACGTCTGCAAGGTCATTTACCCCAATAGTACCGTCAATGAAGATTACTGTTAATGTGTGTTTTTTTGTGTTAAACTTAATGTAGTTTTGCATAATATATTTGTTATTGTAATTGTTAATCGGGCATTAAAAAACCCCTTCGTTTATTATAACAAAGGGGTCTCAATAATCAATTATTTTTTGACTTATTTTCCGATAACTAAATCGGAATAGTCTAGTTTTCCCATACCTGTTAATTCTTCCTCAACCTCGTCGTACATGTAAGCTTTCACTACGGCAACTACGCCTTGTTCTGCTTGGGCTAATTTACTTTCCATCCAATCTTCGATTTGTTCTCCGTCTTCCATCATTTCCCACATCTTATACGCTAAGGTGGCGATGGTGAATAGTTGTTGTTTAGCCATATACGACCCGTCATGTTTTCCTTCAGTCAAGGAAGCTTTCAACCTTTCCAATTGTGCTTCTGTAAGAATAATCTGTGCCATACTTTATCTGTGTTTTATTATAAATATAATCCAATTGCGGATTAGGCTTAATTATACGTATACGGATTTGTTGGTACACCATTTACCGTAAATGACCAGTGCATGTGAGGACCCGTACTTGTTCCTGCACCTGGTTCATCTTTTTTCCCGCCAGTATATCCAATTATATCACCTTTACTCACAGAGCAAGGAGGTGTGGTACATTCGTCAAAAACTTCTTGATATCGTAAATGACAGAAAGTAGAAACTATTTTTTTACCATTATCATCACCAGTAAGTTGAATACCATTACCACATTTAGAATTAGTAAAGTCAGTCACCTCTCCGTCATAGGGTGCCCTTAAAGAACTCCCTCTATTCACTGATACATCACAAGCATTATGAACATATTCCTCAGGACAACCTGAATATCTTATTTGTGCAAAGTTGTCACACTTACCACTATCCTTAAGGGGTGATTCAAATTTTGTGTTGGACCAAGAATGTGAAGGGACCGTCTCCCAAGGACATGGACTTTGTGAAATGGACGCTGCGGTATTAGCACCTTGCACTAAACCTGCAGAAACATTAAGCTGTTCAGTTATCACATCACTAAGTATCTTTATAAAATCCATACTCATAAATATCTAACAAATAAAAAAGGTGAGAATAAATCCCACCTTTTTAGGACCGACAAGGTTAAGGTCGGCAACTCCACCACCCTATTTAATCTAACAGGGAAATCTATTCCTCAATGGGTGAATTAATCCACTCCATAACTTCTTCATCCAAAAGACTCTCATCAGAGTATGATAACCCCCATGTGTTACCATCACTTTCAATTAAATACTTAAAGAAGTTCCATTTGGCTTCAAAATCAAAACCATATTGTGTTGACCCCTCATTGGTATACTGCAACCAATGCCACATCTCAGATAGTTTAAGTTCTGTTTTCGGCATCAGATATACGTTGGGATGGTCTAAGACACCATAACTATCACAGAAGGATTTAATTTCTTCCATTGTACCAGGTTCCTGACTTCCAAAGTCGTTTGATGGATACAACCATACCGTTACTTTATCCTCATCAACAGTCTCTAAGAATTGTTTTAGGTCTTTATAGTTAGTATCAGTATACCCACACTCAGAAGCAACATTGATGACAATATGTTTCGTGTTTAGTATTTTAGGGTTAACAAACCCATCATTTTGAGTGATGAGAATTTTATCGTAAAAGTTAGTTATACCTTCCATTTCTTCAATAAGTTATTTATTTCATTAGAGTACGCTTGGTGTACTGTATTACATTCTCTAATACCATAAGCATTTCCATCCGTAGTGTAAATAACAACATCGTTATCAAACCTCTCTATCTCCTGAATTTCTTTGATTTCTTTCGTTTCAGATATCACCACCATGTCACCAACCTTATACATAACTTATTCCTCCATTTTAGATTTACGGATAGCGTATTCACCCAACGTCAACTCCTCTTGAGGTTTCGCATTACCCAAAATGATTGATTGACGAAGCAACTCATAAGGAATGTGAACCAAGAAATCACGACCATTGAAGAAGGATAAGTCTTGCTTCAACTCCACACATGAATGAACCATCTGCAAGAATAACTTAAACTGAACCTCGTCAGAATAAAAGTCGTTAAGAAGGTTTCCGAATTGTGGGTGGATGATTTTGATGTTTCTTTCTAATACCATAGTTCTCTTTATTTGTTATACAAAGATAAGAAATATATTTGATACCGACAACTATGGGCATAAAAAAACCTCGGTGGGTTAACACCGAGGTCAAGGAAGGTATATGAGGTATAGAACGCTGAGACTACACGTTTATGTGACCTGTCTTTCGTGAGATTACCCTAATAGTCGGTTGCTCACATTGTCCACGATAGTTGCCCATCGTATCAAGTCAGTGTCGGTTACTTACGTTAACCAATCGTATTCGTTAATAACTACTCAACAACTACTTAACTCTGTTGAACCTTGCGAGTTCATGAAGGGATGGCCGTCCCAACAGGTCTTTTGTTATTGACATCGAAAGACTTGCGGTCTTATCAACGACTCCGTTAGTGTTTACTCGGAGTATTAGACACCTTTCGTTATCAACGCCCGAAGACTCTTGCTTTTAATTTAATTGTATTACCCTGATTACGGGATTGTTATTAAACTAGCAATTGTGGAAGAAGGAAAGATGTGCTTCGGGAGAAGGTCCGTTCCTTTGGAGAACAGAATGCTTCACACCTCTCTGTAAGTCTGCAAACTTACGGTCAGTCAGGACTTCGTAGACTTCTACGTCTCGGAAACCCTTCAGACTGGTACCCAGCCCTACGACACCTTGCAGGGTGTGTCGAACCGTCACCTGTAGCTTTTCCTCTTGATGTCTCCATCTCAACTCTGATATTCCACGGACTCAGAGTGACCTCTTCCCCCCAGCAGTTGCCCTCGGGGAATCGGCCGTAGCCACTTTGTTTAGTTGTCAACCTCACGATTGCGAATATTCACGGTGTACTAATCCCGTTTCAATCCCTATAGTCCCATTGCTGGGGTTATCTAACGACGCTAAACCGCCGTGTCTGTTTATAATCTCCTTTTGGAAAGGATTACACCCGAAGATGTAATTCAAAGTCGACATATAAACACGACCAATATTTCAAAGAACTCTGACAAAATTAAAACAAATATTTCAATTAGTCAAACACTTTTAACAAAATTTCTGATTTCTCAGTAGGGTAAAGTATAAATATTACCTTATCTGTCAAAAGTTATACGAAGATAAGAAAAAAAACCTTTCGGTCAAGTAGTTTTCTTATTTTTTTTAGTTATTTCCTTAAAAAGTAAGGACATTGGGTTGTAGGATAACTTAAAGTATCCACTGTATCTGTCTTTTGGTCCATCAACGGGCCATACCCTTTTCATCAAAGTTAGATTTAAGTGCTTCCAATTTATCACTCGCTGAAGCCATCTTATCAACTAACCCATCCATCTCTTCTAAGTGTTGAGGGTGTTCACCAATTCCAACGGAATTATTAAAGTAAACTTCCAATGTTGCTTTTGCTTCCAACAGTTCTGCTTCGTATTTCGCTACGAGGGCTTTGTACATTAAACTCATTTTAGTATAATATTTAGTAATTTATTAAATTGTTCTGTCATTGGAGAAGGTAACTCATTTTTACCGAAATATCCACACTCTGTGTGTTCATCACCATCCTTAGCACTATCTAAGTCAGGATAAATCTCTTCGTCACAATCATAAAGGAAACAATACATCTCACCTTTAATCTTACTACCGTCTCTATTTGTTCGTTTAATTATACCACAAAATTCTGGTACATTCAACAGTTGGATGTCAGTTTCTTCATAAAACTCTCTCATCGCACCTCTTAATGGGTCCTCACCTTCTTCAACACTTCCCGCAGGACACGACCAATGACCAGGTAATGACCCCTCAGCATTTCTTTTACAAAGTAAAACCTTATTGTTACATCTAACAATTACTCCTCCGTATTTGTTCATATTATACTCTTTTAGATATTTATAAATATGACTATAACTATAGGTGAAAATAAAATAAGTGTCAAACTTTGTGTAACAAAGGAAGCAATTACTAAAGGAATGCAAGGTCAACGTTTCAACGAGGACTTCCAAGGTATGTATTTCCTTATGCCAACCAAAGGTGAGCAATCGTTTTGGATGTACGACTGTATCATTCCGTTAGACATTATTTTTATCAATAATGATGAGGTTGATACCATCCACGAAAACTGTCCTATTTGTATAGATGAATTGGAATGTGAATCCTATAAAGGTTATGGTGACAAAGTATTGGAACTACCAGCTGGCATGTCGAAACAGTTGGACATAAAAAAAGGAGACATCGTCTCCTTCTCTTTATTCTGATTTACTTCCGTCAATCTTTTCTCTCAACTTTCTGTAGAACTCCTGTCCTATCATCTTTGAGAACTTAACATATGGTGCATCACCACTGTCTTTATTGTATTTGTATTTTCCTTGAGGTGGTCTCTTACTTCTACCAAAATAATTCAACGCTGAAATGTTTGTGATACATTTGTGTCCACCTGAGTTTGCTTGAATCATCTCCCAAGCAGGTACACCCAACTTATCCAACAACGCCATTTCATCTTCACTCAATTCACTGAAAGACTTATCCATAACCTGTTTTAGGTTTTCCATATATGCATCACCACCTTCCATACTTCTAATCTTATCACCATAGAACGCTTCCAAATCTGCATTTGTAAAACCTACGGATTCTGAACCAAAGTCTTTAGCCGATTCTGAAATCCATTTAATAGTTGATAAAGGAATGATTTTTTCTCTTAAACTCGCTTCCCACTTACCCAATACTTCCTGAGCAATCTCACCCAAGTTTACACCTTTGAGTTCTCTCTCTTTCTTAAATGGGTTACACGATGCTTGAACCAATCCCATCGGCCAAACAGTAATTAAGAAGTCAGCGTCAGGATGTAACTTAAATGGTGTGTATCTATCGTATGAACCTGGTTTGAACATTCTACCACCACCGTATTGATAAATGATACCATCTTGGTAGTTTAGATTCGGGTCCTCACTTCTTTGTTGTACGTAATCTTCTTGATTACCCGCCATCATCGCAGCAGATGCATAATTTTCTCTGTCAGCAATTCTTCTAATGTTTTGGAAGATATTCAATAATGATGGTTTTGATGTCATCACCAACTCTTCCATGAAACCTGGTTTGTTCTTATACGCCAACATCAATTTGTTTGTCGCCAATCCCAAAGCCATTCTGTTTTTCTGTAAAGACTTATCCTTATCCAAACGGAAGATGAAATTCATAATATCTTGTGGTTCTAAACCATACTTAGCAAAGTCAGCAGAATCCACAGTAGAAATCAATGTGATATCCTCAGAAGGGAAGATATCCTTTGGTGACATAACATCTGATATAGTTGCAACATTAGAACGTGACGGTCTGAATGAAGTTGCTGTATCACCCTCAACACCACTTTGAGAATCATGGTGGTCAGTATGAATAACGAACATCGGTTTACCGTGAGCAAAGTCAACCAACACAGGCATCGTATCACCTGTAGCATCTTGCTTCTTAACTGCAAACTCCTTATCACCGTATTGAATAATCTCAGCATCAACCACTTTGATACCGTTATCTTCCAAATAGTTCTTCATCGCTAAGGCTGTAGTCACACCATCTAAATCTTGGTGGAAGTAAATTTTTGCCTTTGGGTATCTCTTGGCTAACTCACCAATATTACGTAAACCCGATTCTTTAATTAATTGTTTCATCTGTCTATCTTTTAACATCCTCCGTCTCTACAGAACATCTCATAGTCTTTTTTCAATCTATCTGGGTGACCCCAAATACCTTTACCATTCAATATTTCCTGTGCGGCTTGTTTATAATTTCCATTTGTGATTTGTTTCAATACCCCACTTTGTCTGAAGTTACCCTCACCTCTATTATAAGCCATATCAATCAAAGCAATATACATACCCTTAGTGAGTTTTCTATTTTCAGGGTCCTCACTTTGCCACTCTCTAACAGTTTCAGCAGCCCCATTAATGTCTTCAGCAGATAATCTATCTGCTTCTTCCTGACTAATTTTGTTAAGATATTTTTTAATAATTTCAGGATTGGTAGTACCATAACCAATAGTTAATTTACCCTTTGGTGAACCTGAATTTGGGTCATAAGGTTTTGGAGGATATCCGGCTTTGTCATCATATACAAATGGTACAAATTCTTCCAATCCCCTAACATGGTCAAATACTTCTTGACCCGCAGGTTTACCTTCATACCCATACCCGAAATCAACTTCACTACTCTGCTCACTCAAATACACATTTTTTGTGGCAGTTTCATGAAGATTTAATATTCTTCTCTTCTCTGACTCATTAATCCTATATGGTCTCATATTCAAATTCTTTACTAATAAATATCCATATAAAGAAAAAACCCCTTATTTAGGGGTTTTACTTAAAAGTGATATGGAACAGGCCAAAATATTATCAAACCAAGCCCTTTCAGGTCCTTCTAATTTGTCTTTCTCGAACCACACAACTTCATTGTCTGTGGTGGTAATAATTAATGTTTCTTTATCTATTACCTTAATGTTTTGAATGCTCATCTACTACGATTTCTAATTGCTGTTGGTTTAGTTTATACTCTTTGAGTCTTTCCTTAGCAACCTTTACATAGTTTGATGAGATGTCACAACCCAACCACGGTCTTCCCAACATCTCGGCAGCTAAACATGTAGTACCAGAACCGTTGAATGGGTCAAAGACCACATCCTCTTTGTATGATAATATCTTAATTGCTCGATAAGGAATGTCTAATGAGAATGTCGCCTTAGTCTTTTGTTGTGTATCTGCAAAATAATTCCATTGTCCAAATACCAATGACATAAAGTCTTTCTTATCCTTCTCATCGTAGACCAACTTTTTTCTGAACTCCCCTTCAATCTTTTCGTTGGGTACCATCTGATACTCACCTTCCCATTGAGGTGTTCCCTTAACCTGTTTCTTAGAAACGTTCTTATACGCTAAGATAACACACTCCTTTGGATTGTAGATGTATGGTGCAGATGGACTCATCCAGCTTCCCCACGCTGTAGTCTTACTTCTATGTGGTGAACTCTCCTCCAAATCTACGATTCCAAAGAACCCAAAACCCAGCTGTTTCATCACCTGCCAAACCTCTGAAGAGAAATAAATACGACCACCTTTCTTCTGACGGTTAATTTCATAAGGAATGTTCACCGCAATACGACCATCATCTCTTAGGACTCTGTACGCAGCACTCAACCACTCACGAGTAAATCTCATATACTCATCAAAGTATTTATCATCGTCCCAACTGTCATAGTCGATACCAACACCATAAGGTGGTGAGGTAACAATCAAGTCAACCGACTTCTCCGGCATTTCATTCATAAACTTCACCGTATCTGAACAGTGAATATCCCCAATTAATTCTTTCATTTCTTTCATTCTCCTTTGTTAAAAAACCCAATCAAAAATACTACCAATGATAAAGGCCATAATACAATGACAAACAATCGTTCACCACCAGTAAATCTTTGGTCCGTCACCTTATCAACCAATGTCTCTAACACAAGTCCAGTGACTGCACCTATTAAAAGATATTTCATTAAAAACGACAACATTATTCCATCGTTTTAATTCTTCTCTCCAAATACCATAACGCTTTTTTCATGTCTTGTAAAGGTGGATTACCATCTTTCTTACCACTTCTAACGATATATTTTAGTACGTTGAACAGATAGGCATCTTTATCCAATCCTGTTGCCTCAGCAATCTTAACAACCTCATAAGGGTTCTCTTCCCCACCGTAATGGTCGGGGTGATTTACCATCTCCTTATTCATCTTAATCTTGGTTTTTTAGTTTGTAATAGCCATCGAATTTTACTTCTTCGAATAACCCTTGTTCAATACCTCTATCGATAACTTCCTGAGTTTCCTCAATACTCTTTTTGAGGACATATTTAGCTAAATAACTAATATGGATTGGTTGTCTTAATTTACCTTCTAATAGTTCTAAGTCAGTTTTGTTTCTACGCATTGTTCAGTTGTTTAATAATTTCGTCTTTAGTTTTACCCTGTTGATATAACTCAATAAACTTTGAAGACCACATATCTGTAATCAACCCATCCGCACTGAATAGTTGTTCTAATCTTTCGTTAGATGTTCTTAAGATACTTTCTTTTGTTACAAATCTTTTGTTGAAACCCATTTATGTTCTGAATTAAGTCTTACTGAAGTTATATGTTCCATGTTCCACTCTTGTGGACCAATCAAAGATAAGAAATATTTACCATTATTTCTAATATATAGGTGATAAATTTCACCAATAACAGGCTCGAAAGAATAATTTGAATTGTATATCATATCATTTAGAGTGACTTCATCTACTAAGTGATTGTATTCATCAACCAACTCTTGGTATTTTGCATTGAAAGTCTTCTGTACCCTATTAACTCCTCTTTCTTTGAATGCTCCCACGTCATCTAATTTGATAACAGGTCCACTTAAACTGGTGGCATAAGGTAATAGTGATGCGTTATACTTTTGATTGTCTTCGTCCCAAACTATATTATCAGGCTTCTTCGACTTCATAAATGTAGGCTCTGATTTTTCCACCCAACTCTAAATCATTCGGTGTTTCTTTTACTAATTGATAGATGTGATTTGTGTCAATTTTTGTAGGTACGTTCATTTTAATTGTCTTTTAAATCTTTAATTTTAATAGTTTGAAATACGTAATTCATAACTTTTCTTTTACCTAATGATAGTAAAGAACCATCTAATGGAAAAGTTTGGTCGAAAGAAATTTCAAAGATTGGATATATAATATCAAATTCTTCAGACCCTTCTAATTGAACCACACCGTAACTACCTTCATTTTTAATTATTTCATGAATATCTTTTGGTTCCCCGTTATATATTAATTTAGATTCACATTTATTTTGGTCTGAGTTTGGTACAATTAATTTTATCTTATATTCATATACATAAAATTTATCTCCATACTCAAAATAAAAATATCCTGTACCTCCAATCGCGTTATTCATATGATTTATCAACCTAAGACTAATACTCTCATTAACTATTGACCAAAGAGACTTCGCTATCATGAATAAGTCTTTGAATTTTTCAGAAGCATACTCAGCACACTTGACTATCTCTTTACCTTCTTCATCATCTTTAACTCTGATGGTGTTATAAATCAAATCAATTATTAATATTTCATCATCAATTTCCTCAGGTTCTCTCTTGAGAGTAATAAACTGTCCGTGGTCTACAACCCTCTGAGCACTACTATACAGCAAAGACAATTCTTGAAAAGTTGGATAGAGTTCAAATCTCTCTAACTTCTCTTCAGCCTT